AAGCCATGTATAAAAAGTGGTGCCAGAAAAACAAAGAGCACCTTAAGGAGCTAAAGCATAAACCCAAAATAAAAAAGCTGGAAAAACCAAAGCCGCGAAAGAAAGTAAAAAGAGAAACACTGGATGAAGCCTGCAGGAAGGCGCGGGAAATGGGAATATCCTACGGGAAATATAAGGCCCTGCAGTATATCGCGGAACTCAAACGGCAGAAAGAAAAGCCCTCGGAATAATCCGGGGGCTTTCCCTTTCGAAAAAAACTTTTGCTTTTCCCTGCACTTTTTTGATATAAATATAAAACTGCATTTTTCAAAACACAAGATATAGTGTTCACAAGTTAACACAATCACACGCACATGTGTATGCGCGCGCGTTCAGAAGAAAGGAGGGCGCAAAAATGGCAGAAAAGAAAAAACCGTCACCCCGTAAAAAGACAGGGAAAACGGCAAAACCGAAACCGGAAACGGCAAAAAATGAAAATGCAGAAAAAACCATAAAGGAACGCCCACTGAAATTCATCAGAGGCGCGGCAAAGAACAGGTTCTTAAATGTCTTTGCGAACACCGGCAACGTAAAGAAAGCCTGTGCCATAGCAGGCATATCAAGAACTACCCACTACAAGTGGATGCACGAAGACGACGAATACTGCGTGGCCTTCGAAAAAGCCCGTGGAATAGCAGCAGACCTCTTGGAGGATGAAGCGTGGCGGCGTGCCGTAGACGGAGACGAAGTCCCCATCATCAACGGCAAAGGCGAAAAAGTCGGAAGCCGCTTCTACCGCTCCGACAAGCTCCTCGAAGTATTGCTCAAAGCGAATAACCCGAAGAAGTTTGGCACGGAGAGAATCCAGCAGGAGAACATAGGCGAAGTAGAAATCCGGTGGATGGATGATGACGAAGACGAAACTGAAATCGAAGAATAAAAACATGTGCATTCTCCCGTATAAGCCCACAAAGCTTTGGAGAAAAACGCTGCATAAAGAACTTAGGCGGCACCGATTCAGTGTAATCGTTGCGCACCGGCGCTTTGGGAAGAGCGTCGGTATGGTAAACCAGCTGATTCAGCAGGCCATAGAATGTCCGCTCCGCTCGCCCGTCTTTTGCTACATGGCACCATTCAAGAACCAGGCGAAGAAAATAGTCTGGAACTACTTGCGTTACTACACCGCGAAAATACCGGGAGTTAACCCGAACCATACGGAACTTTACGTTGAACTTCCCACAAAGCATAAAAATGCAGACGGAGCGAGAATCTATGTTGCCGGAGCAGATAAGCCCGACAACATTCGAGGCACATACTTCGACGGAGTCGTGATGGACGAACCGGCACAGATGAAGCCGAACGTATTCGGCGAAATCATACGTCCGGCTATCCTTGACCGTCATGGCTGGGTGGTTTGGATAGGCACTCCGAAAGGACAGAACCGATTCTACGAAATCTGGCAGCGTGCCGTAAAAGACGAACGGTGGTATGCGGCAATGTTCAGGGCAGATGAGACAGGACTTTTTGACGAAGGCGGAAGATATGGACCGGAGGAGCTGGAACTCATGAAAGAAGACATGACGGAAGCAGAATTTGCGCAGGAAATGCTCTGCGATTTCAATGCTTCGTCAGAAGATATCTTGATACCTATAGGCCTTGTAACAATCGGGGCACAGAAAGAACTCAACAAAGAGGACATAGAAGGCGCACCTGTAATTCTCGGTGTAGACGTGGCGAGGTTTGGCGGAGACAGAAGCGTTATATTCCGCAGGCAGGGACTATGTGCATTTGAACCCGAAGTCTACAGCGACGTGGACAACATGACTCTTGCAAACTACATCATACAGGCAATAGAAAAATACAAGCCGGATGCAGTCTTTGTTGATGCGGGCAGAGGCGAAGGAGTTATCGACCGCTGCCGTCAGCTTGGCTACGACATAGTCGAAGTGAATGCCTCGTCTCGCTCTGTGAAGCCTAACGTATACGTCAACAAACGTATCGAAATGTGGGAAAGCTGCAAGGAATGGCTTGAGGCTGGCGGTGCTATACCTAACAACCTTGCACTCAAAACGGAGCTTTCGACACCAACATACTTTTACGACAAAAAAGGCCGTAAACAGCTGGAATCAAAAGATGCCATAAAGGAAAGAATGGGAAAGTCGCCGGATGTCGCAGATGCGCTCGTGCTGACCTTTGCATATCCCGTCATGCCACGGGATAGAAGACAAAGGATTTCGCACACGGTAAACACAGACTACAACCCATTTTAATAAACACCAACCTGAAAGGAGGAATCCGTATGTGTGGAGGCGGAGGCGGAAGCTATGAAGTAGCAAAACCGGCAGACCCCATGCCGACGGCAGTGACCGACGTATCCGGAGGAAACGTCAGTGCAGACCGTCAGGCAAACGAACAGAAGCGCCGCAGGAGAGGCGCACAGTCCACAAACGTTGCACTGGATAGGGGAACAATCCTTGGAACCCTGTCAGGCAATAATGGCAGCACGAACAACGGCGGAAGAAATTCCCTTGGATAAGGAGGAGCAATGGAACAGCTTGCAGCGCGGCACCCGCCGCTCGTATCGACCTCAGACATCGCGAAAATCCTGCACCTCGAAAAGAAGCATTACACCCGGAAAGTAAAGCAGATGAAAGAAAACCGTCAGGAATATGAAACACGCTGGAAGGAAATACGGGACTACCAGCTCCCTCATATAGGATGGTTTGAAAACACCGGCGACCGGACAAACCCTGCACGAAGAAAAGACACGAAAATCTATAACGGCATAGCGTGGGAATCCAATCAGATATTTGCCTCAGGCATAATGTCGGGACTCACACCGCAGAACCGCCGCTGGTTCCGTCTTAACTTCGCGAACAAGGAACTCTCGGACAACACCGAAACCAGCAAGCTTCTTGACCAGCGCATGGACATACTGAACGACGTTCTGAACAAATCGAACTTCTATAACGCCATACACTCAACCTACCTTGAGCTTGCGTTCGGGCAGGCAGTCCTTGCCATATTCCCCGACGCAGAAAGAGGCGTACATTTCACCTCGTATACCATCGGCTCCTACCTCATTGAGTCCGGCCCTGACGGAAGCATAGACACCTTCTGCTGGACAGGCGAAATGACCGCGCAGCAGCTCGCGGACAAATTCGGCGAAGACGCACTCACAGAAAACATAAGGCAGGAACTGAAATCCGGAGCGGCGATGAAGACAAAACATAAGCTTTATTGGTTTGTCGAACCGAACCGGATGAAAGACCAAAGCAAACTCGGAAGATGGCACATGCCGTTCATCTCGCTCTACTGGCTTGAAGAAGCACAGGAGAATGAATGGCTCTACATCGGAGGCTTCTATGAATGGCCCGTACCTGTAGGACGCTTTCTCGTATCCGTGAATGAATCCTACGGCAAAGGCCCCGGCTGGTTTGCAATGGCTGACGCAATGCAGCTTCAGCTCATGGAAAAAGACAAGCTCACCCTTGTTGAACTCATGGCAAAACCGCCTATACAGACAGACCCCGAAACAGAAAAGCTCGGAATAAACCTCATCCCGGGCGGAAAAACCGTAACAGGACAGGGCGAAAACTCCGGAGCAAAACCAATCTTTCAGGTATCACCTAACATTGACGCACTGCAGATGACTATCAAAGAAACGGAAGAGCGCATAAAAAGAACCTATGCGGCAGACCTCTTCCGCATGATAGACAGCCAGGAAAAGACCATGACAGCACGCGAAGTCATTGAACGAATGCAGGAAAAGATGCAGCAGCTCGGGCCTGTGGTTCAGCGCATGCAGTCAGAATTCCTCTCAAAATCATTGAACGCGTCTACATGATCCTTGACCGTGCAAACGTATTCCCTGCACCGGAAGACCCGGACATGGCGGAAATACTTGCACAGCAGGAAATCAAGATAGAATACATAAGCCCGCTGGCACAGGCGCAGAAGATGTCAGGAATAACGAACATTGAACAGGCACTCTCCTTCATGGGAGTCCTTGCACAATTCCACCCTGAAATCTTGGACCGCGTAGACTACGACGAAACCCTCAAAATGTACTTCGACCTTGTCGGTGCCCCTGCCTCCATAGTCCGCTCCGACGAAGAATACCAAAAGCTCATGCAGCAGAAACAGGAAATGCTCCAAAAACAGGAACAAATGCAGCAGGCCGTAACAATGGCACAGGCTGCAGCTCCTGCGGCACAGGCGGCAAAGAATGCTACCGAAGCCGCAAATGATGGAAACCCTGCCCTGCAGCAGCTTTTAGGATATAACGAACTCGGACGCGCATAGGGAGTGACCAACACATGATAAGATACGAATACATCAAAGAAAAAGACGAAGCAGCTCTTAAATACCTGGTATCAAACGAAAACGGACGCTGGTTCCTTGCACGGCTCATGGAACAATGTGGAGTCACGGACCCGCTGGATGCCGGAAACAAAGAAGCAATGCTTCTCAAAGAAGGCGCGAGAAGAGTCGGAATCTCTATTAGAAAGAGCATTCTTAACCTCAAGGACG